CTTGTGTATACTGTTGTTGCACTTGTGCCTACTGCACCTGCTTGTGTAATCGCCATTTGTTAGTTCCTTTAAAAAATTAATCCGTATACGATGGCTTTAGATTTACTTACAAGTTCGTCACTAGTACTGCCATCTACAAAGTACACGCCTGTGCCACCACCTGCCGCTGTGTCTGCATACAGCAATGTTGCACCTGTTACACTGCTAGGAACAACTGACTGATCATTTAATTTAAGCGCACTTGCAACTGTTACTTTGCCAGTTCCACTTGGTACCAACTGAATATCTTCATTGCTTATTGCACTTACAATATTAAATCCGTTAGTTTCTAAATCGCCACCTAGTTGAGGTGACGTATCATCTACAACTACTGTTGATCCTGAACTACTAGTAACCATTATGTTTGAGAATGAAGAGCCTGCATCTAAACTTATTTTAAATTTATCATCTGCTTCATCAAAAACAAACTGTGCATTTGCAACGCTACCACGATCAATTTCAATACCAGATTTGCCTGCACCACCACTAACACCTGCACCTGACTCACCATCGTTGTAAACAACAATGTTATCTTTAATAGCCGCATTGGTTGTTGATACAGTTGTGGTTGTGCCGCTTACTGTTAAGTTACCAGTAACAACCAATGCACTGTCGATGGTAGTACCACCGCTGGCAGTGATTGTATATGCTCCGCCGATTCTTTTTGTTTGACTCATTGTTTAAATTCCTGCTTATAGATTATTTATCACTTGTTGGAACTCAGTCAAATACATTGTTTTAAAGTTTGTGTGTTTCAACCAAGAAACACTAGTAAATCCATGCAATGGATTAACATGCACTATGTTTTTACTAGGAAATTTTGTAAGCAATGTGCTAATCTGTGTTTCCCAAAGACTCCAAGGTGTTGGTGCGCTGTCTTTACTCTTATAATTTTTAGTACCAGCGTATATATTGTTTATAAAGTTATGCTGTCCTTTGAGATCGAATCCTATTAAAAATATATACTCTGCATCAGTTAAACAAGCAAGTCCGCATGCAGCAGGCCCACTGCTAAAATTATGTATTTGCTGTGGCAATATTCTAGCACCGCTATGTTCTATTACATGTTGTTTGCGTGTATAGTGCTGGCGCCGTTTACTATAACCACTCAGTTGTATTTCTTCTGCCATACCACGATCTGTGCTTACTAGTATAGTGGGTTCAAACTCCTCATATATTCTATTACAGCCATAGACTTTGCCTCGCAGGAGTAATTCTTCTGGAACTACTTCTAAACGTGTTACGCCATTACCCAATACAAATGCAAATTCAATCATGTCAATAAAAAAGGTTACAGTGTATTATACTGTAACCCTTTATTTTAGTCAAGTAACTATTAGCCGTTAGGAATACTTAAACTTACGCCATCAGCTGGGCCTGATGCTACGATAAGTGCTTTATCGCCTACTGCAAACTGTGAGCCTGTGCCTAAAGCACCCACTACAAAGTGACGTCCTGTGAGTTTACTAGCAAAATACGTTCCACCAGCACTGTCTGTGCCAGTTATCTGGCACTGCCCTGAAGCAATTGAACCGTGTACTACTGGCACAAGTGTCAATGTTTCTGTTCCACCTGCAGTTGTGCAACGAAAACGTTTTGTACCTTTTTGAATGATAACTGTTGTGTCTTGAGCACTTGCTCCGTCCACAAAGCCTTTCATAATCATCTGATTGCCGCCTAGTCCACTTGCACCAATTGGCAATACTGTGTTTACACTAGCAAGTTTTGATGTTCCGCCTACTGTTTCGGCGCTTTTAATTGGTCTTCCCATTTTGTTTCTCCTTATGCGGGTTCTAGCCCACTACGCGGTTGGTATACCGCATAAACCAGTCTTTGCTGATACTGTATTTAACAAAAAACAGCACCCGAAGGTGCTGTTTCTGTGTTCCTATTCTATAAGTTAGACTTATGAGAATGAGATGTTTGACATTGCAACTTCGCCGACATAATCGCCTGCGTTGCCTAGTGAACTTGCTGTGTTTGATAGCTCGACATAACCATAACGTGTCATGAATGATACGACTGGCTCAAATGTGTCTGGATCAAGCACTGTGCCACTTGACATTAGCGGAACGTATGGGCAATAGAATGCTGCCGCATCTGTTTCACTTGAGCCTTTGTAGCCAACAAGTACTGCTGTTGCGTCTGCTGCATATGAATCAACATATACACGCATTGCACCGTTAAGTGTACCTACAAACTTAGTGTTTGTTGGTGCCTCAAATGTGCCTTCTGTTGTGCGAGCAAACGCTGAAGTTGATGCTGACTGAAGCACTGTTAGTGACTCAGGTGAAACAACTGCAAAGTTACCTGCACCACGACGTGTGCGCTGTGCAATCTTGTTTGCTGTGCGGTTGATTAGAACTGCAAGTGCTGCATGCTCGTCACCAACGTATGTTGCTGTACCAGAAACTGCTGCTTGGTTGAATGTTTCTTCAGTAGCGGCTAGTGAACGCAATGACGCTAGTACTTCCTGATCAATTTCTGCAGTGATTTCTTGTGCAAGTGCTGCCATGATTTCAGCTTCGACATCAATGCCATGCATTGACTGTGCGTCTTGAGCTGCTTCAAATGTCCAGCGTGCCTGCAACTTACGAGTTTTTGCTTCAACTGCTTGCTTTAGGATCTGGATTGACAATGCACGACCGCCTGTACCTTCTTTTGCTGCTGTGCTGTCTGCTCTACCTGTTGTAAGTGAACCAGAATATGCGTTAGCAATTTTGAATGGTGATAGTGCTTCGTCACCTGCTGTTGTGTCTGTGTTAGTTGCTGATGCATCGTTTGTTGTTTCAGCATAACGTACACGAAGTGTATGAATCTGACCAACTGGACCTTGCATTGGCTGAACACCAACGATTTCGTTAGCAATAACTGTAGGCATTACACGACGGATAACTGGTAGGATAACACGGTTTAGTGTTGCTACGTTACCTGCTGCTGATGCGCCTGCTGTTGCTGCCTCTTTCAAGTATTTGCGAGTGTTTTCTAAAACAACACTCATGCTGTTACGGCGATTACCTTCTAGACCTTCAAGAAGTGCATCTTTGGTATCGTCCCAACGGCTCTCTAGTAGTACGTCTGACATTTAAGTCTCCTCTATTGTACTTTATTTTAAGCCAGCAAGTTTGCGGATGTCAACGATATTATCGTTTCCTTCTTCAACCTGGACTGTTTTTTGTTCTTTATTACCTGTTACTTCAGTACGACTTTCTGTGATAGTTTCTTTCTTTGATTCTTTAATCATTGATTTACCATCTAGTACTGCTGGTAGGTAACGGTCGAAAGCAGTCTGCAACTTAGCAGTTTGTACGCTTTCAAGTAAGTCAGTCATAATCGCTGCCTTATCTTTGTTGAGTGGCTTAAGAAGTGTGTTAAGTGTTTCTTTACGCTCTACACCCTCATTAATAGCAGCAATTTCTTGCTCCTTGCTCTCAACGATCTTAGATTTTTCTTCAAGACTTTCATTGATTTGTGCAACCTCTTCAGCGGCCGCTTGGACTGCTGCTTCTAGTTCCTTAATCTTTTGATTTTCATTTAAATGACTTGATGAAAATTCTGTTGCAAAAGTTTCGAAGATTTTACGTCCGAAAGTATTCTCTTTTGCGATTTGAATATCTTCTTTAAGTTGAGTCATTTCACCTTTTAGATAGCCAGTTACTGCTTCATTTACGGCTTTACTTGTGTGCTTTACAAACTTCTCTTTGAGGTTTGCAAATTGCTCACGAGCTTCTTTAACCAATCTTACTTTAGTTTCAACAACATCTTGACGGTCTTGCTGGAAGTCTGAAATTTCTTCAGAAAGCTGAGCGGTAACAAACTCTTCTAGTTTGCCAACCAGTGCTTGCTGTTCTGCTCTTTCTGACTTTAGTTCCTTGATTTCTTCACTAAGTGTCTTTACTAAAAATTGGTCAAATGTGCCGCTTGCTTCTTGCATTCTTGCAACAAACTTAGCACGGTCTTCAGAGATTGCTTTGCGCTCTTCAGCGATTTGCTCTAGCTCTGTAGTAAGACCTTCTGTAACCATACGATCTAAGGCTTCAACCATAGTAGATTTATCATGCTCATAGCGTTGTGCAAACTCCTCGCGAAGTTCTGCAGTAACCTGTGTACGAGTTTCGTTCATCTTTGCTTCCCATTGTTCAGCAATAGCAGAGCGAGTTTCCTCATTCACAAGGTCGCTATCCAAAAGTGGTTTGATAGCATCTAGCATTTTGATCTCCTAGATCTTTAAGTCCCTGATAAGACGAATCATTTCCTCTTTCAGGTATTTTTGTACTTTAGCATCGCCGTTCGCTTCACGAGCCATGTCAAGCACTTTATGCCCCCCACGCATATTAAGTAGTCCTTCGTAAATCGCTACTGGATATGCATTTGGTGCACTGGGTTGTGCCACAACGTCAACTGTGACAATTTCAAAATCAGCAACTTGACCAGAAGATTCGTTAACGTTTCCACTGCCTCTGCTACTAACTCCTAAATTTACTCCACCTTGAATCATTGTTTTCACAAGTTGACCCATTGGTGTTTCAAGAATCTTTAGTTTACCATACCCATTAGGTCCATCCATCCACATACTTTCAATCATATGTGATACTCGATCAAGGTTAATTTTGAGATCATCTGGATGGTCAACTTCACCTAAAACGCTTTGTCCGCTTTTTAGTTGCTCGTTGATGGTACTGACTGCATTAGTAATTTCAGAGACAGGGTAAACACGCTTGTTTGCGTTCTCTACCCCGCCCTGGATACAAATGCCTTTCATGTAGAGATCCTTGCCGCCATTAGAATTCTCTGTTGCTTCATAAACAACATTGGCTTCTTTAAACGTTAGGTTTTCTCTCAAGTACAACATAGAAATTATGCTTTACTCATTGTTGCGCCACGTGTGTCTGACGCATCTGTTTGTACTGTTGATTTTGGTGTTGGTGCACCTGACTCTTCGCCTGTTGGATCGACTGCTTTGCCGCCCATGTCGTTTTTGCCAGCTACTGGACCTGCTGATCCGTCACCTTCTTCGCTAGTTACCGGTGCAGGAGCCTTTTCGGTGTATTCACGAACCATTTCCTCAGTCTCTTCTTCTACTGATTCCATATCCATTTCTTCTTCTTCACCTTCCTCTTCTTCACCTTCTTCGTCGCCCATGTCCATATCCATGTCCATTGCGTCGTCGTCAGCAGCATCGTCTGCACCCATTAGTGCTTCAAATTCTGCTTTCAATTCGTCAAGTGCGTCTTCTAGGTCAACAACGCGGTCTTCAATTTCTTCGTCCGCATCATCATCTTCCATTGAAAGACCTTCTTCGTCTGCTTCGATGTCGTCGATCATATCGTCTGCTGCATCGCCACCTAACTCTGCTTCATCAAAGTCTGACTCTTCAATTTCTTCTTCACTTTCTTCAACTGCATCTTCTTCTACTTCTGCAGTTTCTTCAACTTGATCCTCATCTGTGAGACCCTCATAGATGTCACGTGATTTTTCAACCACGATCTCATGGAACAAATCTTTTGCGCCCTGCTCATCTTCTGCGATAAACAGTTCAATCAATTGCTCAAATTTGTTTGTCATTTGTATAACTCCTATATTCATAAGGCATTTGTAGTTTTATTTAGTGTTTACTAAAAAAACATAGTAAAATGCGCACTTTTTGGACCAAAAAGTTTGCTATACAAAATTTTAAAAGAAAATTGGTTAGGCTGCTGGTGCAGGTGCAAATTGCTTGCGAATCTCTTTGATAGACTCTTGGTACTCTGCTGCTTTTAGATCTGAAAGTTTACGAAGTTTGCTTAACTGTTCCAGTGTAAGACGTGTCTTACGGGTATCAGTTTTCATAGCAGCACTGCTATCTTGATATTCTGGTTCGTCTTTATCCTCAGCATGTGCTTCAACAGGCGATGCATTGCCTACTTCTCGTGTAGGAACGTCAGGATTTTTACTAAACATATCAACTTTTGCTGATACTTGTGTAAATGCTGGTGCTTCTAATTCAAATAATAACATGTAATTATTTATCCTATCCTTTGCGTCTAATCCTAGTTCTAGGATATATTACTCCTGTTGTAGGCTTAGTGTTTACGTCTTTGTTGTATGTGTTAAACGCCATGTTACCTGACGTTGCTCTGTGATTCTTCCACAGTGCTATTCTATCAATGTTTGAACCGTCTATGCTCACTCTTGTGCTTACATCTACGTCTATTGCGTTTGCAGTGTCCGCCATCAATCCTGTAACAGCATTGTTTTGTAAATATGTTCTTGCTTGTGCCTGTGTCAGTGTAGGATATACTTCTGCTAAACAAGCCAGCAAACCTGCTATAAAAGGTGAGGCGTAACTTGTGCCGTTTTGCGAGCCCATTGTATCCCATTTTGGTGTATTGTTTTCCTGTCCGTAATAGGGATTACCGTAGGCAATTTCATCTTTCATCATAGCACCCATCACATGCTCTCCAGCGGCATATATATCTATGCCAGGACCCCAGTTGCTGAAGTCTGATTTACCTTGATCTATGCGGTTGCTTAGAGCGCCTACGTTTATTGCTCCGTTGAATGAGAAGTTGTCGCCACGATGGTAATAATCTCTGAATGGATAGTAGCCATTGAAGAAGTAGTTCCTATTCGCATATGCGGCGCCAGCAACCAAGTAGTTGTCGTAGTTGTTGCCGCCTGATACATCAGTGTAAGCGTTATCGTTGCCAGCCGCAGAGACCACAATGATACCTTCTGCTATGGCATCTACCAAATCACTGTTAGGTGCAGAACTGTTTACTTGAAAGTTGGTGTTGCTGGTAAAATTAGTCCACGATTTACCAGCGTTCTTGTACACTCCACGAGCCAACAGTTCAGCATCACTGAGGAATGTACTGCCGTCGCCCTTGTCTAATGTCGCGCCTTGAAAGTGTGCTATACTGGCACCTGAATAGATGTTGATTGATCCCAAACTTGCATTTACAATGGTAGGATTCTTTCTACCTGTTGCTGGGTTGATTGATTTGGTTCTGTGGAATTCTCTGATGTAGGCAAAGGTTCTGTTAGTGCTACCACCACCTGATTTGCTTTGCTCGTAGGTCCCATCAAACATATATACATTAGCATCTTTAGCAAGTCCAAATCTTTCACCTGCCGCATAGGAGGCACTTGCTGTTGGATGGTTATTTTCTTGATTATAGTTGTCACGAGCATCTGCGTTGCTGTATGTATAGTTTGTGCCACCTGTTATTGTGTTGTAGTGTTGTCCCCAATTATAATCTACTAATCTGCTTGAATATTCTGCATGATCACTACCTGTGTGGTTTTCTACAATAATGATATCTACATTCTTGCCACTTGCTGAATATGTTACAGTGGTATCAACACGCCTATCAGATGAACTTCCAGCATCGCCGCCCCAACCTGATCTGTTGGCTGTTTCAATGTGTCTTAGTATTCCCCAAGCGTGGTGATCATTATTGGTGTATGTAACTCCGCTACTACCGTTGGCTTTTGTAAATAATGATCCAGTTGGACTTGTGCTTTTGGTAAATCTACCTGTGTATGTAGCATTGTTAACTACGGTCTGTCTGTCCAATACACTCTGTGGAACAACAACTTCTACTCTGTCATCATAACTTACTTCTTTTGCTTCTTCCAAGGTAAGCATGTAGCCTGTAGTTCTTGAAGTTGGTCTGCGTTCTCCGCAATCTACTTTTCTATCTGGAATAGTTATAGCACCGCCTGGTGTTTCCATATCATCATAGAAAGCATCAATGTCTACACCACGTTTTAGTGTAACTTGGAACAGTTCCATTATGATTCCAGTTGTAGTACATGAAGTGTTACAACAACAGTGCTTGTTCCGCCACTTTTGTTTGTGATTCTACAAGGAATAGTTGTTGTGGGTGTGCTTTCGTTGTTGAAACCAAAAGCACCCGGTGATATCAGCACAGTTGCAGCACCTGTTGTGATTACTTCTGCTATTACTCCTGCATCTGCTGTAGGATCTGTGCCTTCTGCTCTACTAGCGTCTGCTGTTCTACTGGCGGCATCTGTGTATATACGCACTCTAGCAGCTCTGTCTGTTTGTACTTTGAGCAGTGCATAGCCTTTAAATCCTGTGATGTCTAGGTTTTCCTGTGCTGCATCTGCTAAACTGCCTGTGGTACCTGCTTTTGTAGCTCTGCTTTGTAGACTACTGCCTCCACCACTTGCGTCTTCAAATGTAAAACCACCTGAACCATTTGTAGTAAGTACTTGTCCGTTAGTGCCATCACTAATACTTAAATCTGTAATTGCTGCAGGTATAGTTGGAGGGGTGTATGTAAACACGCCTGTTGTATTGTTGTATGCTAGTGTACCTGCACCGCTGGCACTGGCTTGTGTAACACTTATGTCTGTAAGTGCTATGCCACTGCCGCCGCCTGCACCTGCAATTACAATACCGCCTGTTGTTGATCCATCACCACGATATAGTTTGAAATCATCTTCATCAAGCGCAATATCACCTTCTTGCAACAAATAATTGTCGCGAATACCTTGTACTCTTTTAAAGAAAAGTTTTCTAAACGCCATGGAAGTCTCCTATAGCGTATTTATTAGGCTTCTGTTCCTGCTGGTGGTGCTGATCCTACTGGACTTACATCACCAGTTGCGCCTGCTTCACCTGCGCCGCCTTCTTCGCCGCCGCCGGCTTCTGCTGCTGGTTCTTCACTAGGCATTTCAAAGTTATCCATGTCTGCTTGTATACCGCCTGTGGTTACACCAACACTGCGCATGCTAGGTAGTTCACTTTCAACAGTAACATCAGCATTTTCTTCACGCCATAGTTTGTTGTTCTCTGACATTTCTTCTTCACTCATGCCCAAGTAACGCTGCATTAGAAAACGCTTGCTCATATATGGATAACCTTCAAGTGCTTGGAATGTGTTGATTCTAGCAGCATCCATTTCAGTTTCGCGATAACTAGCAAAGTTCTGTGGCTCATTAAAGCGTAGTTCAAATG